CATTAATTATTTGTGGGCCCATAACTTGATTAGCAACATCATAAGCTGCAGAACCCACACCAGCACCTAAAGTACCAGCGGAAGCCACTCCTAATTCTGCTCTGCCTAATGGGCTCTTTGCAATTCTTTGTGGTATATCAAAAGCTCTTCCAGCAAATCTTAATGCACCACCCAAAAATTTATATCTTGCAGGAAGCTTACTCGCTAAATTTTCAAAAAACATTTTTTTGTTTCGTGTTAATGCTATTGATTCACCAAAACCCTGTTGACCTGCTGCAGCTGCAGCTGCTTTGTAAGAATTTGCAATATTGTTTTGAAAATAATTTGCTGCTATTAATGATGCACCTAGGTCTCCTGCAAGCACTGCTGAGCTTCTACCTGATAATAAAAAATCTCCACCTGGTAATCTTGAGTCATCGTAACCAAAAGCTGCTGCTATAGGATCTTTAGCTGCAGTATCTCTTTTTGCTAAATCACTTCTTGCTTTGCCTCTTTCTTCAATTATTTCTCTCAAAGGTTTAGATTTTATTATTCCTTCTTGAATAAGTTTATCTATCGATCTTAATTGTAAAGCATTTAAAGTTTCAGGTGCAAAAGTATTATCTTTAATACTTTGCTCTACTTTGTTTACAAAATCTTTTTGTTTATCTGTTAATTGTGTAGCCATTAGTTTATACCTAAAGCTTCAAAAGCGTTCTCTGTTGTAAATATTTCAGGTGTAGTTGCATCAATAATTGCCTCAGTTCCAAGATTTCTCAATATACCTTGTACATCTCTATTAGTGTTACCCATTGTGTAGAATTTATTTAATCTTAATCTTTGTTTTTGTTGAACTCTTTTCAATAGTTCTTCGTATCTTTGTATAATTTTTTCATCTGGTTCTAAGCCTAAAGTTTTTGTTAATTCTTCAATTAATTGTAAGTCTCTGTTTGTTAACCTGTCTTTCTCTTTTAAAGAGTTAGCAAGTGTGTACGTCAACATTCTTGCATTTACTTGTAACTTACCTAAAGTTTGAGATGCAGTATCTGATTGACCAGCTTTTTGTGCTGCCTCTATCTCATCATCAATTGTTTTTTGTAATTTTTTCTCTAAGGCCTGTAAAGCTTTATTTGTTCTTTCAGAAAACTCCTCTGTTACACCTGTTTGACTAAAGTCTTGTGATATACCACCTCTAAATCCGTCAAGAATTTCACCCGGTAGGTTTCCAAAAGTCTCAACAGTTTTTAGAATTATTCCAGAAGCACCAGAAGCTGTTCTTCCACCAGGAGATCTTAATAATGCAATTTGCTCTTTAATAATTTTTTCTGATAAAGCTCCATCTGCAACAAGTTTAATGTTGTCCATATACTTTGTACTGTCTTGTTGTTTGTAGAATTGACCTCGCTCAGGAGAAATTTCATATACTTGCCTTAATCCAGTGTCTGGATTAATTTGTCTTGTGTATACGACTCCTGTTTCTTTATCTTGGAAACCTTCAATAAATTCACCGCCTATCTCTATTGATCCAGTGAAAAATTTACCAGAACCTAAAACTTCATTTTCTTCTTTTAATTTTTCTTTGTTAAAATCAATAACCATAGTTGCAAAGTCTCTAAAGTTCTCATCATTTTTCATCTTAACAAGTATAGATGCGTCAACTGCTGGTCCAAGTGCTGCACCAAGAACTTCTGCAAAACCTTTAAAACCACCTTCCATAGTTTTTCCAGATAATAAACCAGCTGCAAGTTTTAGTAAGAAAACAAGTTTAGGATCTGTTGCTGTTTTTCTTGGGTCTAAATCTTTCAAGTCAAAATTATATTCTGAAGCAATTGTTTTAGCAGCGTCAATATCAGGATCTCCTGAATTATTTGTTTTGAGGGGACTAGGTTTACCTCCACCATCTAAAGTAGATATTGATGAATCGTCAGCACCCTTACTACCCATATTTGATTTTTTTACCTCATTTGGATGAGAAGAATCTCCAGATTTATTTGAAACCTTTGCGTACATGTCATCGTTTACTGCAACTTTTTTAATATCATTAGCTTCTATCTCACCATTTAAAACTGCTTGTGCAATGTTAGCTGCTTTAGCTACATTTTGTTCACCAGTTTCAAACATAATTTTTGCAGTAAGATCATTAGTAGCTACAACAAAATCTTTTTCAGCACCTGTAGCTTGTGCATCAAATATCATTTGGTCATCGGGTCCTCTAAATTCTGTATCTTCAGCAAGCTGTTTTGCGTCTGCTGCTTTTACTTTTTTTACTAATGAATCTATATCTTGATAAACTCTTGCACCACCCTTACCAACATACTGAGTATAAGCTCGAATGTCATCTGCTATCTGAGCTTCTGATCTTTCACTTGGTGACCCTTTTGCATCTGTGCTTGGCGGAGAAACTAATTCCATGGCTCTCGATGGACTTTGTGTTAACAACATATTAATATTTTTTGCAATGTCAGAAAAACTTATGTCGCTTAAACTTCTTTTACCCTCACCTGCTCTATCTCTTTCATAAATATTTAGAGCTCTTTTAGGATCTATATTATTTGCTTTTGCATATTCTTTGACTAATTCTTTTTCTTTTGCCATGTCATAGTAACCTCTACCTGTAGCCACAGTAGCTAGACCTGTTGCGGTTAAAAGGGGATTACTCATTGCCAGTCTTGAAGGTGAAGTTAACATTCTTGAAACCATTTTACCTTTTGGTCCAAATAAACCTGCTGCTAATCCAGTAAGTTCAGCACCTATTAAACCTTGCGTAACTGGGGCAGGCACACCTGCTGCTTCTAAACCACCGTACATCATAAGAGGTGCTGCAAATCTACCTGGAAATCTTCTTAATTGATTTGCTCCATATTGAGTTAGATAAGATCCTTCTCTAGGATTGTAAGCAAACATTTTAGGAAAAGGTCCTTGAGCACCAGAAGAAATTAATGGGCCTCCTCCAGGTCTCTGCATACTTACTGCCGGTGGTCCTGCAAAGACACCTGTGTTAGCTCTGATAGGTTTTAAATGACCTTTACGTAACGCTTCTCTTCTAAACATAGGTCTATTTAAAACTTTATTAAGTGACATTTATTCTCCTATGTTGTTTTTGGTTGAGTTCCTTGATATGCTGCGAAAGCTCCTATTCCTGTACCAACAGCTTGTGCTATTGGACTTGATGATGGTTGTGTACCCACTGTAATTCCTGATTGTGATTTTGGTCCAGCAGCGTAAAGGTTAGCTAAAAATTCTGCTCTTTGATAAGGTTCATATTGTTGTTGTAAAGTTGATTGTCTTTGTGCATCTAAAGTTGCTTGAGCAAGTTGTCTTTGAACACCACCTGCACCAAACAATTGATTGATATCTTGTTGAGCCATAGCTTGTTGTTGTTGACCAAGAGCTCCAAAACCTGAAGCAGCTTGCTGACCTGCTTGAGCTGCAGATAAATCAGTTGATATTTGCTGAGCTTGTTGTCTTTGAGCTGCACCTAAAGCAGTTCCAAAACCTGCTTGGTTTGCTCTACCTTGCGCTTCTAAAATTCTATTTTGTAATTCTGCTTGTTGAACACCCTCTCTTCCACCACCAAAAGCCCCAGCTCTTACAGCGTTGGCTGCTAATTGATTTTGCATTATTTGACCTTGTCTTCCGATTTCGTCAGTGACATAAGATTGAAAAGGATTAAAAAATTGAGAGATATTTGGACCTTGTGCTGCCGTTTGTTGCGCACTTGCTACTGCTTGTTGTGCTCCTAACAGTGAACCTATTCCAGCAGCTGTCGTAGGTGCACCAACACCAGTTTGTCCTGCAGCCTGCAGGGCTGATTGCTCTAAACCAGTAAAAGGAGAAACCTGTATTTGAGGTAAAGTAATTGGATCTTGAGCGACTTGCCTCGCTATATCCATTAATTCAATTTTTCTTTCCTCTATACCCGGTGCCTCTCTTACAATCGATGTTTGTGTCGATGGTGTGCTTGGGCTACTAGATCTGCCTCCTCCAAAAAAACTCATATTATAACCATGCCTCTAATTGAACGTGTTTCTTTTTCCAACCCCATTGTTTAGATACTCTTTCCCAACCAGGCCTTGCCATTATGCTTAATCTTTTACATTTGTTATGTTTTGCAAATTCTGTTATTTGTTTAACAAGTTGATTTTCCCAAAATTCTCTTCTTTTACCTGTGCAAATTATTATTTCATACTGATTAAAGTTTGGAAGTTCTGCAATACGACCAATAGCTACTCCAAAAACTTTGTTTTCTTCTGTCTCATCAGAACCAAACATAATCCAACTTTGCATGACATCTTTTTTTAACTCTCTAAAAATAAATTCTGGATCAGCATATTTACCAGAAAAAGCAAGTGCTTCTGCCACCATGAATTCACATAAAGGCCAAAACCTTTCTACATCTTTAGGTTCTATTGGAAGAACATTTACAAGTGGTTTAATTTTCTTTTTGCTTAGTGTTGCCATTACTTTCCTTTAATAAATCAAAGACACGTTTGTATCTTTTTTGTTGTTCATAAAAGTATTGGGCACCTTTTTCTCTCATATCTTTAATGCTATTTGGATTTCCTCCAGCTATGATACCAGCACCTAATACGCCATCTGCTCTTGTTACAAACTCTCCGTCCGCTAATTGAGCTAACATTGTATCCTCGTCTTTATCTCCTGCTCCAGATCCATCTTCAACATAGCCAGAAGCTCTGACATAGTTATTAGAATCATTTTCATCATGTGAAATTTTAGATGGCAAATAGTTAATACCACCTTCATTAAATTTTTTTATTTGTGCTAGTCCACCAGAATTTAATCTTTGCACGTCTAATGAGTAAGGACCAAGCCTTCTGTCACCTATTCCTTGTTCCTCTGGTGCGTAAACTGAATCATATTCTTTTTCTTGTCCGGTGGCCGGGTCAATGTATTTAAAATTACCTCTTTGTCTTTTTAACTCTAAGTAACTCATGTTGTAACCTGGCATATATATATCAGCTGGGCCCTGATCAAAAGCACCCATTACAAATGGAACGCCACCTGCTAGTGCAGCTATTTTTAATGGATCATATCCACTGCCATCTTTTTTCTTAGTTAGAATTTCCATTATCCCTCTATCCTTACCAGGAACAGTTGTACCACCTGTTCTTTGTGACGCTAAAAATTTATCACTTCCTGGCGCAACTGGAACTACTGAGGGTGCTCCCAATCCTATTTGCCCAGCAAACTGTGTTTGAGTGAATGGTGTAAATTTTGCAGCACTTGGAAACGCTGATTGTACGCCTGGCATGCTTACAAACGACTTACCGCCATAGTAACCCATTCCCGCTCCTACGGCTGTATTTAATAATCTATTGATACCACCAATCCCTTGTTCTTTTGAATCTCTGTATCCTCGGTATCCGCCATAGGCAGCTAAAGCGTAGGGTAATAGGTTAAGCATTCTTTAAATTCTCCTTTTAGATCTAAGTTTGTAATGATACCATTTTACTTGATCTTTATCAACTCATCAGCAAATTTACCTGTATATTGGTGTTCTCCCACATGGGTGATTTCATCATTGATGTACGCATGACATTTGCCACCTATATCCTTCCAAAGCTTACAAAAACCAAAGTCCTCACCTAGATATGTTTTAGTAATTGGGTCATGTATGGTATCGAAAAAATTGTACATATTCTTCTTAGCGACCAACTTACCATTAATAACAGTGTTTTGCTTTATGTCTTTGTGTGGATACTCTTTAATCATTTTTTCAAAAACACTTCTTTTTATTAACATTGCTCCAGTTGGGCTGTGTGTTACCTCTATTACACCATCTTTAATTTGTATATCCTCACGGTCTGGAACTCTCATCGGATAGGTGTTACCAGCCTGAGCTAATTGTTCTGACGTTTTAATTTTACCTTCTTTGACTTGTTGTAAAGATTTATCCCACATGAAAGCTTTTAGAGGATAGGGTACAGAAATAACATCCTTATCCGCCTCAATCATTTTAAACACGGTAGATGCGTATAAAAATATATCAGAGTCTATGAATAACAAGTGTGTAGCGTCTGAATCTAAAAAACCTGATACACAAAGGTTTCTGCCTTGAGTAACAAGAGATGATTTTATTAATGAAAATTCAATTGGTACTTCTCTTTTGAAACAATATTTGGTTAAACTTATTAGAGCATTTACGTAATGCAAAGAAACTTCAGAGTGACAAGGTGTTCCTATAAATAAATGTATATCACCTTTATCATTTGTTGTGTTGTTTACTTCTTTAATAGTTTGATAAGTGTCCTCATTAGTATATGTTTTATGTTTTACAGAGGGCTCTTTTTTCCAAATTGGTTTTCTTACCTCATCGTGATTATAACCCTGCGGATTGTCGCTCATGTAAAGCTCCTTTCAAAAATGCTTCCCATTCTTTTCCTTTCTTTTGCCACGAATAAAATTTTTTTGCAAACCTTTGTTGTTCTTCCAAATGTTCTTGTACATAGTCTTCATGAAGATGACTACAAGCCACATCAATAGCGTTTGCAAATCTTTCAGCTAAAGCTGGTAAGTTATTTGTATAATTTACATAGATGGGCCATTCAGAACAAGTTTCAAACAAAGCTCCAAAATTTGTTGTTATCATATATAAACCAGAACTCATCGCTTCTAAAGCTCCAATACCAAACGTCTCTTCAAAAACACTAGGATGTGTCCACATTTGATAGTCAGTAATTCTTTCTAATATGTATTCATTGGGTTTGTAACCCATGTAATTTACATTTTCTAATTGTTCTGCTTGATCAAATAAAGGTTTGTATAAATGATTATTACTATCATGAAATTCTTTACCGTAAATTTGAGTGCTTGAATAAACATCAAGTGTAACGCCTGGAGTCTTTATGTACTGCATCGCACCTAATATTACACTTAAACCTCTCCATGGTGTAGAATGATAAATTAATTTTATTGAATCACCTTTTTTATAAACTTTCCTTTTTGGAAAATGTATAGATCCATTTTTTATGACCATACTTTTTTCTGTTGGTATCTTAAAATAATGCCTAAACTTTTCATAATTCCAATGAGAGTTAAATACATACCAATCATACTCTTTATGTCTTTCAGGATTACTAAAAAATTCAAATAGGTTTGGTTGATCGTAGGAATTTTTTTGCCACAATATATTTAATTTATTGGGATCTATGGGAACCTTATGTGGAATTGAGGTACATATCTGCACTTGATCTAACAACTTGTTATCACAATGTTTGTATAACATTTCAAGTTGAAGTTCAGTGCCTCCTCTTGGTTGCATTAGTCTTTTGTGCTACCAAATAAAGTAAGCTTTGCTACAGTTATCTCTACGTGTTGTGAAAAATCATCTGCAGTAGTATCAGTATTTGGATCAGCTACATCAGCATCAAAATCAGCTTTTGTTTCATATACCTGACCTGTTTTTTTGTTTTTAATAACTTCTTTAGCTTCAGCAGGTATTCTTGGTAATTCATCACTCATAATTATCGTCCTTGTCGGTTATACTTCTTATAATCTCTTTTTTCATTTTTTGAAAGTTTTTTCTTATGCCTCCTAGGTCTTTTTCTAGGTTTTGGTCTTTCGACAAAAGCCTTAAATTTTCTAGCCATTTTGTTGTGATCTATCTAATTGTGCGTATGAAATTATACCTTGTATTTCATCAGCTGTGCCAGCAGTAAATTTCAAAATATCACTTGCCTCTAAGACTAATGTTTTATCAATAAGGTTTATAGTTGAACTAGCTGCAACTGCCTCATTAAATATTCTAAAAGTTTGTGAAGCAGAAGTATCTGTAAATTGCACGCTCAAATTTACTGCGCCTGTTGATCCATTATTAATTTGTATTTGTTTTACTAAAAGCACAGCATTAGACGGTGCGGTTAAGACTGAAGTAGTTCCTGTGGTAGATAAATTTATCCCAGTGTTTTTATATTGAATTGTCATGATAAGAACCAATTAAAACTATCTTGTTCTTCTTTCAAATCAAATTGAAAAGAAAAGTTTAGTTGATTTTTTAATGTATCTAAAGCTTCAACAATTTGTCTTTGGTTAGAAACCATATATTGATTTTGTGGTTCAGGAATAAATATATTTATTTTTGCCATTAATACCTTCCCATACCTCTATCAGGAATACTCTGTCCAGACATTGAACCTCTTGGACTTTGACCTTGTTTTGTTGGGGCTGAAAAAGTTTGCATAGGAGCACTATCACGACCGCCCCCTCCCATTTGCGGATTTTCTGGCATGCCTGTATTTATTTTTCCAGCTCTCATATCGCTTATAGTTTGTTTTTGTTGAGGTGTTGCAGCCGCTAATTTTATTGCTTGTACAGCAGCATTATCTTTCGCTTGCATTTCTTTTAACAAATTTGTTTTTTCAAAGAAAGCATCTTGTCTTTCTTTAGATAATTTTGATATTCTATCTAAGGTTTTTTTACTAGTTCTCATATCAATTCTTTTTTGGTAAGCTCTATCTAAACCAGCGGTTGGTGCATCCCCAAATCTACCTCCAGTAAGTGTATATAAACCACCCCCATAAATAGGAGCATACCCTGCCATCAGATTAGGATCGTTAGGATCGCCTTGTGCAATACGACCTATATTATCAAGACCATACAAACCAGAAAAATAATTTCTTGTTTGAGTTAAAACTGGATCTTCTTTTGGTAACATGGCTTGCAACATCATCAATGATGGAGGTTGAAAATTAGTTAATTTTTCAAATAATTTATTTTGAATATATTTTTTACTACTATTTTTAGCCGCTTCGGCAACTGTACCGATACCAGTAGTTTGTGACAATCTAAAATTTCTGTAAGAAGGATAATCACCATACTTAGCTTGAAGATTCGGGTTACTTAAATACTCAGCTAAAAATTCATCTTGCATCATTATCTTTGTCCATCAGGTTGTATATCTGCTCTAAATGTGCCGTATCGCCAACTCTCATCAGTAGATGTATTAGCTACTTTTAAACTTGCAAATCTAGATCTTGCACGGGTATCAACTTTATCAGTGCTGCTTGTAATTGTAAATGGCCCCAACGGAGATGAGGTTGCGGTGTCCGTTGGAAAGTCTCGTAGATTAATAGTAACTTGTGCGTTACCTGATATTAATTTAAAATCAGGTACAAACCTTCTCATAGACATAAAAAATTGGCCGTTACCTTCAACATCTAAATCAAAAGAACCAGATTCAATAAAGGCTGCTATAGCTGTTTTATTACCTGCGCTATCTACTTGGTTGTTACCAACTTCGTGTGCGTAATATAAACTAGATCCATTAGCGTTAGTTATGCCTTGGATTACAGGAAAAGTAGCCACCCCTGTTGAATTAAATTCAGTCGCGTAAGGCACATCAAATAAAGTTGCATCCGCCCAAGTAGTTCTTGCTAATGTTCCCGTTGTCCAGGTATTTTCATCATAATTATATGTTACTACTCTATCAACCTTTGTTGAGCCAAATTTAGGGTAAAACCAATTTATCTCAGAATATAAATTATTTAAACCAGCATTAACTAGATCCCCACTGTCATAATTAATTCCTAAGTTACTACCTTTGGTTGTGAATACAAAATCTTCTACTAAACAAGGTAAACTTTTTACAGTTCCATCAAATACAAAAAAACCTCCTGCTTGACCCATCCAGTACACTTTTCCATCAATATATTTTATTGAACTTCCACCGATAGCACCACAGTTAGAACCTACTTGTCTTACTGAAAATGTAAAAGGTGGTCCAACAAATTGTATTATGTAAGCTGAAGTATCAGTTAAAATTAAAATGTAATCTTTACCCTTTGCTGCGCCAACAATTTTTGTTCCAGAATCTAGACGTAAAGTTCCTGCAGTATTGATAGATGTGGGTGTATAATCAGAAATGTTTTCTTGATCAGAAAATCTTACGAACATTTTATCTTGTGTCGCAGACGTTCCGATAGTTGTTTCAGTTCCTAATACAAGAAGATGTCTATCTCTCTCTGATACTAATGTTTGTACAGCAGTTGTAGGAGCTCCCGATACAACCGTGGCTCTCGTTTGAAGTGCTCCAGGGGTTGTCGCAATAGGGTTCCATTCAAAAGTTCTACCATTTTTTACAGTAGCAATTAAAACTTGACCAAAATTATCTAACGACCAACTTCCAGGTTCAAGCACGACATTAGTTGTTAAAGATTGTTGACCCCAAGCAGTGTAGTATTCAACTGATGCTCCTGAGGAATGCGATGTTCTTGTTCCTGCCACACCTCTAGTTATGCCAGTTAAATCATTTGATGATATGCCAGTGTAAGAAATAAATTCGGTTCCTACTTTTATAGTGCCCGTTGAAGGAAACCCACTGGTTGATGTGAGAGTTATGCTGGTTCCTGATCCTCCTGTTCCTGCTGTGTCATCATTCAAAGATCCGTTTAAAGTATTTGTCACTCCCGATGCTCCACCATAGGTGGATGTACCCCATCCATAACCTGATGTTTGAGATAGTGGTCCAACAACTTCATATGGGTTAATAACAGCGGAGCCACTTGCTGATACGCTTGTTCCAGCGTTTGTCGCCATGGTTATTGTAAATGTGTCTATGGTTGGAACTGAAATTACCTCAAAGGTGTTGTCAGTAAAATTTGCAGCAGTGTAACCTGCCCCTGAAGGTGGTGTCACAGAAGTAAATGTAAATAAATCTCCTGCCTCTAAACCATGTAATGATTTATTCACAGTTATTGTGGGATCATTATTTACAGTGGTGAAGGTTGCGCCAGTCAAAGCCGTTCCCAAAGGTGTTATATCATAAAATGCACCTCCATAATAAACAATTAAAGCTTTGGTTGTTCCAAGCACAGCATATATGTTACCGTCTAAATCAGCATAAACATGTTGTGCTCTTACTGCTCCAACCATGCTACTTGCGGTTAACTGTTCCCAACCACCTATTTTTTCTGGAAGTCCATATCTAAATCTTACATTATCCCCATCAATCCACTGACCCTCTGCACCTACATCAGTGACTTGTTTGTTAAATCCTGGTCTAATTACTACGTTTGTTAATGGCATAAATAATTATAACATATTTATATCACTTCATAAAGATTTGCACAGATATTCTAGGCATTATGGGACTTAATACAGGATTTACCTTATGATCAAAAGGAGATTTAACTATAACTAAAGAGTTTCCGGTGATCGGTAAAAACCCATGGGCTGCTTCATCAGCAAACATAAATTCACCTCCCCAATGAATATTCCATCTTCTATTTAAATAATATGTAGCTCCGTACTCCCAAGACATATCACTATGCCAGTTTATACCAGATCTGTTTTTCATATAATGAATAGTTGTTGTCATTTTTTGGACAAAGGGTAATTTAAAAAATTCATTATTTCTTACATGGCTTTTAAGTATTTCAAAGGGTGGGTAATCTGTGACATCAACTCGGTTAGGTGGTTGTAAATTTTTTATAAGTTTAGGATCCCAAGCCTCCTTTGCTGACTTCAAATTGATAGATTTTCTCTCTTTGATTATTGCATTATGAATTCCTTTATAAACTTCTTGTGGTAAAAAATCATGAATCCACCAAATTTTGCCAGGTATACAATAAGCTAATTTCATAACTTGTTAGTAGTATTTTCTACTTCTTTTAGCTCCATTAGTATGTTATATAACAGTCGATTATCTAATGCTAGACTTAAAATGAAAACAATAATCTTAGATCAAGTGCTTTCTCAAAAAGAATTGTTTTACATGTACAAACAACTTATTAGCAGCCACAACTGGATAATGAATGGTGCATCAGGACCGCATCAAGGTTTTATGTGTGGACCAGCTTTAGTAGCTAAAGACAATAACGGTTATGTACACAACCCACCATTTTGTCTTTGGGGCCAAAGTTTAATTTTTAAAATAGAAAAATTATTAGAATCAAAAAAAATAGGTATGCCTACAGAAGTAAAAAGAATGTGGTTCAATGTTACCTTTCACGGTAAAAAAACTCAACATTGGTTACATCAAGATGATCAAGTTACATCAAAATTAAAATCAATTGTATTGTTTATGACTCCAATCTGGCAACCAGATTGGAAAGGCTCTTTTTTTGTAGACGGAGAGGAGTTCAAATTTAAACCAGGTAGCGCAGTGATATTTGATTCAAGGGAATTTCACACAGGTGAATCGCCTGAATCAGAAACTCATAATTGGCAAAGATTAACTTGTAATATTATAGTAGGGCATAGTGACGATACGAGTATTTGAGAATCAAACTCCTACTAATTTTTTTAGTCCTTTTTATAAATATTTTTTGTTTGAAAGCATGTCTGATATAGATATAGAAAAATTAAAAAAATATATTTTAAGCATAGAAAAAGATATAATAAAAAACACAAAAGCAGAGGGAGATGGTCGAACTGGACTAGGCATAAATAGTCTTACTAGTCGTCACTTTGCCTTTAACTTGTTTGAATTGAACGAAACAATATATTTAAAAAATAATATCAAAGAAAATCTAAAATTGTTTTTTGAAGAATTAAAAATACCTTTACCAAAAGAAACTTACGGTAAATGCTGGGCAAATGTAATGAGAGATGGAGACCAAATAAAAAGGCATAGACATTGTGAGAGAGAATATGATTCTTTTTTAAGCGGACATCTTTGTGTAGAAGTAAATGAAACTGGTACTTATTATGTAAATCCTTTTGAGGATACAGCTTTTAAATCAGAAAACAAACCTGGTAAGATAACTATATTCCCATCGTGGATTGAACATTATACAGATGTTGCGTCTTCAAGACGAATTACAGTTGCTTTTGATTTAGCCTTACAACCAATCGAAAATAGTAATTTTGTATTGATATAAATGAATTATTTAGAAGCAATTGTTGAAATAAAAAATGTAATAGAAAATGATTTTTGTAATAAAATTATTTCTTTGATTAAAAAAAGAGCTACAAAAAATTTATTAATAGGTGAAGATAATTTAAATACTAACACAAGAAATGTTAAAGGTTATCAATTAGATTTTACCACCCCCACCAATTTGTTTTATTGGAACTATATAAAACAAGAAATCACTAGACTGTACAGTTTTTATAAAGCCAAATTTCCAATGATGGAAAGTAACAAAATAAACCAAATTGATTTGTTAAAATATTCAGTCGGGGGTAAGTATGAAGTTCATACTGATCATTTCACCACCAGTGTTAGAAATTTAAGTGTAATAATAAATTTGAATGAAGGATATGAGGGCGGTGATCTTGTATTTACAGATCAACAACAAAAAGAAGTAAAAAGAATGAAACTTGGAAAAGGATCTATAGTTTTTTTTCCAAGTAATTTTATGTATCCACATAGTATACAACCAATAACAAAAGGAGTTAGATATAGTATAGTGTCATGGCTCCAGTAAATTTTAAAATTATAAAAAACTTTTTTTCACAAGAAGAATTAAATATATTACAACCTTATTGTTATAATAAATTAGACTCTAATAAAGGGTATCAATTAGATACTCAATCTTTTTCACCTGCATGGTACAAAGATTCTTTAATGACTTCGTTCTTGGACCTCAAGCTTAACTTTATTCAACAAGAAACAGGTTTAGACCTACTTCCTACATATGCTTATTGGAGATATTATGTTTTTGGAGCAACATTGAAAACACATTTAGACAGACCATCTTGTGAAATTTCAATCAGTGCATGCATAAAAAAATATGACGATTGGCCATTTGTAATAGAGAATAATATTTTTGAATTACAAGAAGGAGATGGTCTACTATACGCGGGTTGTGAACAACAACATGGAAGACCAGGAGTTTATAAGGGTGATGGAATGGCACAAGTTTTTTTTCATTATGTAAATAAACATGGACCATATAAAAAATACGCTTATGATAATAAAAATTAGAGAGTATGTATGAGTGAAAAAACGATAACGATGCAAGATCACATAGGAATTTGTGATAATTATATTTCTAAAACAAATTGCAATAAAGTAATTGAGTATTTTAAGAAAAAAGCAGCCTTTGGAGAGGCTTATCAAAGGCTTCAAACAGAAAAAGTATCTCTTCTTGAAAAGAATGATACATCAGTAACCGTAGACACCTGGGTGGATGATTTTAAAGAATTATTTGTAAACTTTGATTTGGCTTTGAGAAGGTATGTGGATAACACAGGTTTGAAAAATTTTTATAGTTCATTCAAAATTGTTCCCATGAAAATACAACAAACTCTTCCAGGACAAGGCTATCACACTTGGCATATAGAACACGGAGAATCAAGAGACGCAGCAAACAGAGTAATAGTTTACACAATATATTTAAATAATGTTGAAGAAGGTGGCGAGACTGAATTTTTACATCAATCAGTAAGAGTAAAACCAAAAAGTGGTAGAATCGTTTTTTGGCCTGCTGGTTATCCTTATGTGCACAGAGGCAACCCTCCTCTTGAGAAAGAAAAATATATTATGACAGGTTGGTTAAATTGTTAAGAAGAAGAGTAAGAAGTTGGTCTTGGACCTTTTCTCGCAATTTGATCAGCTTCACTTTCAGTGGATTCTAATACAGCATCAGCCCCTGAACCTGAGTAAACTTGAATAACGTCCTCGTCCCATTCTTTTTGTAAAAATGCTAAGTTAGCAGCGTCCCAGTGATCTATAAATTGTTGAAAAGAAATACCTTCAGTAGCTAGAGAACAATGTTCAGTTGTATCTCTATGCTCTACCTCATCATTAATATTAGCTGCTTGATATTGAATAGCCCAAATATTAGAAAATTCAGGTTTATTCCAAAAAGCATCGTCAAAAACGTTATATCCAATTCCTTGATCTGCGCCTTCGTCATAATTTTTAATGATGCATTTATCTTCAAACACTACTGTCCATTTTCCGTTTGCCGCCATAATTTCTCCTATGTCTTTATAATATAAATAATTGTTAAATAAGGTTGAAGAACTGATGTTGCATCACCACTAAAAGTTGCACTCATATTGTGTGAGTGTCCAGTACCGGAACCTGTGTTACCAGTCGATGCCGGACTAAAAAATGCTCTTGATCCAGGATAAGCCGAATGGAAATAAGTACCCCCAGTCGTTCCACCACCAGGGTGACTGTGTGATGCAAGTTGTGAAGTCGACAAAGTTGCATTGGCAGTCGTTCCACCTATATTACCTGTAGAAGTAACAGTGTTTGCTCCGCCAGTTGATGCTAAGGCTTTAGTCCCAGATTTACCCATAGCTACGTTATCAGCTAAGTTCGGCAAGTTAAAAGTAGATGCACCATCTCCTGTTCCATATGTAGTGCCTATGATTGCAAATAATGCTGAGTAAGTTGATCTTGAAACTGCTGAGCCATCACACTCTAAAAAACCAGTTGGCACTGAAGCGGAAGACCATGGCACAATAGTTGCCGTAGGAATACCCTCGATACCTGTAAGGTTTGCTCCAGTAAAATCGTATCTTGTTGCTTCGTAATTTGACATATTATTTCTCCATGTAAGTCCAACCAATGTTTGAACCAGAATAAACTAATCCAAAACCTGCACCCTCAGTGTTAACAACTAAATCTGAAGACGCATTGGCAATTTTAGAACTATTTCTTCCAACAGTCAACGCATTAGCGTCAAATGTAAATCTTGAATCTATAAAATGAACTTCATCACCAACCGCTGGTGATGCAGGTAAAGTCGCTGTTACAGCTCCGCCATTTGTGTCTACAAAAAGTTTGGCACCAGCTTGTATTGTTTCTGAAGCCGTTATTGTTCTCCACTTTCTGTACTCATTAGCTTTTTCAACATTAGTTCCGTCAGAATACAAAACATAACAATTTCCTTCGCAAAGTAAAACTCCTGTTCCACTTACTGTTTTAAAAGTTAATGTGTATCCTGCGTGATCAGTCCCATCAACTACGTTAAAAACTTTCTCAATACTATCTGGTAAAGTTACTGTTCTATTGGCAGCTAATGTTCCTGTAAGTTTTAAAGTTGCATTTCTTGCGTTTGAAATTGTTCCATCTGTCATCGCAAGAGCAACATCAGATGATGCAACATCTATTGCCTGATATCCTGCAATAGCCTGCTGAACTAAATTTAAATTTGTATTTGTTTTTGTTCCCCATGTACCGGCATTTTCACCAGTAGCCATCAATTCTATTTTGAGATCACTCGAATATGTCGATGCCATAAAAATTCTCCTTAATTATTCTAATTATACATTTATTAAGCAGCCAAATCAACTGTAGTCCAAGTATTATTGACACCAAGGTCAACCTCTTGCCATGGAGTAATGTTAGGGCTACCAATGTTACTTGTCAAGGACAGGCCTGTAGCAAAGGCATTTGCATTAGATACTGTGCCCTCATCTCCTAATGACATTGATAAAGCTGAACCAGTAACTCCCACTAATAATTGTGGTAATTGAGTAATGGTGCCAATATTAGACGTTAAAGATTGGCCAGTTAAAGACTCAGTGGTTGTTTGTACTAGACTTTGATTTCCAAGAGAAGAATTTAACGCTATTCCTGTGACTGGGACATCAATCCTAGTTCCTGCTATTACGCTTCCAGCACCAGTTGTTAATGACTGCCCATTAACAGATTCATTAGTGCTCTGAACTAAACTTTGAGTTCCTAATGCAGAAGTCATGGTATGTTCAGAAACTGTTATTGATAGATCTGCGTCTGCTGTTATTGAATAAACACCAAATGTCATAGCTAACGCTGAGCCAGTAACAGATACAGATACATCAGTAAACGCAACGTTAGAACCAATCGCAGAAGTTAAAACTTGTCCTGTGGCTGTTACTGAGTCTGCTTGACCCCAACTTTGGTTACCCCAAGTATCTCTTCCCCAACCAGTTCCAATTAAAAATTCATCATCAATGGTCGCCTGTCCTGCCGACATGCTTGATGCAATACCTGTGATAGGCACACCAATATCTACAACGCTTGATTCAGAAAACGTTTGTAATAAACCTGCAGTCGTTAGTATTTCAATGTGTGATGTTCCAGAAATATCTTCACCTTGCGAAATTGTTAATGCAGATCCAGTTACAGAAACATCTGAATTTGCAGTAATTGTTCCTGAACCAACACTAGAAGCTAAAGCTTGTCCAGTTAAATCTATGAAAGGTTGTAATTGTCCCCAAGCATTTTCTCCCCAAGAATCTCCTCCCCATCCTATTTCTATAATACCCTCTGCAGTAACAGCTCCAATTGATGTTGCTAATTGTCCTGCAGCTGAGAGACCTACTATGTCTCCAGTACCTGCTATAACTGAACTTACCGATAAACTTGCAGATTGACCTGTTACTGCTTCCTCGTGTAGAGAAAAACCAGAGGCAGCTCCAGCAGAAGATGTAAGTGAAACTCCTGAAACTGATACATCAGCATTTGCATCTAATGATTCATTACCAACGGCACTCGTTAATGCAGTTCCTGTTACTGAAACATTTATAAAACCTTGTTGTCCCCATAATCCTTCAGACCAATCTAATGCACCCCAAGTAGTTGATGTAATATCAAAAATTCCTCCCATACCGATGCCATGTATATAACAAAGGTAATAAAAATCTGTTTGTGAAGCAGGGGTAATTTCAACGTATCTAGTTGATGCTGCATTGAAACTTGTGGTGTTAATGTAAGCAGCTTGGTTGCTTGAACCATCTAAGTAATAAGTTACACCTGATGAAATAATTCCAGACGTGCTGGTGTTTGTAGAAAAAATTAAAGGGTGATTATCGTTTGATGAGGCACTTTGATCAAATCTTATTGTTCCGCCCTCAACAAAACTTACAGTGCCGGGGCCGGTTGCATTTCTTGCACCATCTAAATAAAATACGTTACCGGTGCCGCCACCATATAGGTCTCCCGATGCTACGGTTACTGTATAAGTAAGATCTGCCATAGCACCGGGACCTTTTTATTAAGCTATTCTTAAAATCGCAGCAGATGTTGTAAATGCAGGGAACTGGATTGTAAAAGTTCCTGAAGTTGCAGTTTTGTCACCGCCAAAATCTAATACAGCTACAGCATCGGTAGTGCTTGATCCACCAGCAGTAGTTGTGTTGTAAATTAAAGCACCTCTTGCCGTTAAAGTTACTCCGACAAATGAAAGATCAGCAAAGTCTGTAATCGCTGTGTTTGTTGCCAAAGATGTTCCAACGTTTACAAGTGCTTTTCCACCAGCAGTGTAACCTGATGGTGATGTTACTTCATTTCCTGTAGCGTAACCCACAGTAGATTTTCCTAAACTCGCAGAGTTTGTATACATTGCAAGCTTATATGAGCTTCCGTTTGGAGCAGCTTGAAATTTATGTGCTCCTTCTAACAATTCTTTTTTGAAAGAATTGCATATCGCATTAGTTGTTATTGCCATTTTTTCTCCTTTAATTTGTTGTGTTTGGAGAAGGAGATGGTATTTTTATTCTCATAACACCATCATCATACTCCGCACGTCTTCTTCTGCCCATTTGTTGTAGAGCAAAATTTTGTAATTCTTCATTATACTTGCCTTTATATAAGTTGTATAGGTTATCGGGTCCTTTTAAAAAACTATATGCCTCAGTCAATACTCCATGTAATAACATGGATTCTTGGTAAGTTGATATAAAGGTGTTGTTTGTTGAAGTAAATTCTGGTGGATCTTTAATATAATTGATTTGAACTGTGCTTGCATTTGCAGGCGTAGGTGCAACTAAAATATTGAAATCATCGTAATTTGCAAAATATTTAGGAGTTCCTTGTGTTCCCGTACTGTTAAATTCAGATATAAAACTAATATCTCTTTTTTCTAAAAAAGTTCTTGTTCCACTCGATCCCACATGCTCTACCGATCTAAGCACCAATGAGTCAGCAGGAATGGATACAGCTCTATTGCCTGCAGTAAATGTTGAGGTAGCATACTTTCTTAAATCATCATAATCTACTTTTCCTGCTATATCTAATTCAACAGATCTGATAAAATTTTGTATAATAGAGTCTGACAATACAGAACTACCAACCTCAGTATAATCTCTGACTTGTGTTAAAAAATTAGCGTGTGTAATTGCCATTATGCTATGCTCACTGTTACATTACCGACTCTAATATCAGCCTGTCTTCTTATGTTTTGTATTGATGGATCTTCAGGTATCATTGAATTCATTATAGTTGTAATACCATTTCTTATTACTGGAAATTCTTGTGTACGAAATGCAAACTGTCCAGGTAAACTTAAATTAGCTACGCCAACTGAAGCTCCGCCTGAATCAGATATGGTGGCATCCTGGTCTGCTAAAAATTCTTGTGTAGGCTGTTGAAACTTCATACCTCTAGGACTTTGTAATGCAATAGCATCTGCTGTAATTCTTCTTCTTCTAATTT